TTAACCATTTTTTCTTTTTCTACTGATAACTTCATTGCGGCTTCATTAGATTTAGCGTTAATAGCTTTGTCTTTGATGCCTAAGTCTTGTTGCTTAATTCCTAGCTCTTGTTGTTTAAGAGCTAACTCAGCAGTCTTAGCAATTGCGTCTGCATTAGATCCTTCATCTATAGCAAAGGCAGTCATTTCAGTTTTACGAATATCCCACTCACCTTTTCTATCTATTAAATCTAATTCGTACTGATGTTTTTTATCCATTGCAGAATCTTGAGCAGCTATCATCTGTTCTTGTTGTTCAGCAGCAGCTTGTTGTTTTTGCTGTTCCATTTGTTGTTGCATTTGTTCTGCTTGTTGTTCAGCATATATAAACTTAGCTTTAAGTTCTACAAATGAATCAGAATTAATTATATCTACAATAGTAGAAGCTTTAGCACCATTCTGAATAAAGTTTTGCATTTGAGCTTCTAGTTTTTGTTTTTTTTCTGCTTGTTTACCAGATAAGGCTACAAATATTCCGTACTCTGCCTCAGTAAAATCAATAGGGTCTACATCTAAATATACTATCTTACCAGAATCAGGTAAAACAAAAGAAGTCTTTTTACCATCTCTCCAAGCTAACTTAGCATAATCCATTAGTCCTTGGTATTCTCTTTCTTTGAACTGATCAAACTTATTAAAGTAGATTTCAGTAATCATAGATGACTGAACTACAGCACGCTCTACACCACCTACAGTTTCAGATGAAGTAATTTGGCCTTCTCTTTGACGAGATATACCACATACTTCTTCCCATTCTGTTTTAATAAAACGTAACAACTCTATATAAGATTGTATAGTTGTAGAAGCAAGCTTTAATACTGATTGATGCGTGGCTGAACCACGATAGCCCTCTTTAGAATAATCTACAAATAATAATCCAGTAGCATCTCCGTATAACATCCACTCTTCAAGAGTCATGTTTTTAGGTTTTAGATTTACATCTAACTGTATCATATCATCTTTCATTTTAGCCATAGCTAATTTAAGACGATGAAAAGTAGCATTATAAAGTATCTGATATGGTACACCTAGCATAACTAAAGAAATATTTCTAGAGTTAACGGCTTGTAACATTCTACCATTATATGCTCCTCTGCATTTAGATATATTATCTAGAGAAGCTCTTTGCATTGGAATAGGACGTATTTTAAAAAACGTATCTACACCACACATCCAGCCTTCCCACCATTCATTTACCCAAAACCATTCTACTGTTTGACCAGCTTCTTTATTTGGTACAAAAGTTTCTTCAACTTCCATAGACTGAGCTTGGCCATATTCATCCATGAACGAACACACTCCAATTCTAACTTTAGATCTCCAAGTAACATGTTTAACTTCAATTAATCTGTTATAAATTTGTTGAGGGGTATTTGAGTCATATATAATAGGTGCAGTTCCAAAGATAGTAGTATTGGTTCCAAGAGTTTCAATCTTGTTAATCATATCCTTTTTATCTTGTTCTGTTTTACCTAACTCATCATAAAAGAATTCTGTTACAGAAGAAGGAGTCATATATTTTCTCCTTACTACCCAGTCACAGTCTTCAGTAAATTCTAAATCCGGATCCTTATCGTAATCTACGTCAAGAGGATTAACTACTTCATAATATACCTCATTATGTACAACGCCTTTATAAGAATACACCTCCCCAGAAACTAACCAATGGAAAAACATTAACTGAAACTTTTCTTGTAGCTTGCAATATTGCTCAACAAACTCTAAAGCATGTTGGCCCATTATAGCGCGTTTATCTCTGTATGAAGTAACAAATTCTCTTTCTACTTCTTCAGGAGTTTTAACTTCTTCAGTAGGAACACCTGTGTCTATACCTTGTGCATTAAGAGTATTAGCAAATAATTGCTCTAGATTCTGAAGGACTATTTTATTTTTTTCTGTAAGAGATTGATTAACAACATCTTCATTAGTTACGTATACCTCTCTGTAGTTAGGGCGTTTAGCAAATTCTCCTCTTAGTAAATCTATCTTAGGTTTAATAATAGGATAATTAACTACTTCTGACCAGTCTCCTTCAAGACGTTTACCAAAAGGCTCCGTAATTATTTTATAATCTTCTATATTTACATGGCCATTGTAATAGTCATATAATTTTTTAATTGCTAGCTTATGTTGCGTAGCAGAAAAGTACGATCTTTGAATGTATCCAAGCATCGTTTTTTTACCCCATTCAAAGTCATCTGCTATCTTATCTGCATAAGATACTGTCTGTACCGGGATATTTATATTATATTTTATTTCTTTTGGCATTGTTTTTTAATTGCAAATTTATTATAAAACTGAGGAATATCCAAATTTTGATTTTAGGTTCACAAAGAACTCGTCATCAAAAAGAGATTTAGTCCCTTGCTCTACCTGTGGTTTAAGTAATAATTCTTTTTTATAAAGCATCCCTACTAACATAGCAGAATGCCTATCCATATTCCCATCATAAGAAAACTTTAAGATTTCTTCCAACAAAGGTACAGAATAAATCTTATGTAAGTTCAATTCAAATTCTCCATCCTCATTCATTTCTCTAGGAGACAATAACCAATCTCTAAAATATTGTACAGATTGTTTCTTAACTTCCAGGTTCGACATTGATACTCCATAATTTCTACCTAGCTTTTTTCTAGGCTGGTCGTTGCTATCGTATACCGTTAGTTCTTCTTCTAACCAATTAAGTAATTTATTAGTCCTGGCATAGGCCAAGATATTACCATCCCTGTCATTCTCAAATACAATCTTAGCATTATAGTACTGAGCCATTAAGAACAACTGTCTATTAAAGTCATCCTGAAACTTAGGCCTAGCTACATATTCTGCAACTATTAAATCATAAGGCTTAGAGAAATTATTAATCCTCTTCATTACATACGCGGCACCAAGAGAATCTCTTTTACCTAAAGCCTTATTTTTATCTTTGTCCATCGCGTACGGATCGACACATATATAATATAGTTCTGGCGGAGTATGATTTCCAAATTTATAAGGTGGCTGGTATTGTATAACACAACCCTCACCATCTACATCTGGTTTATAAGGAAAGTTTAGTATTGGTTTAGTATCTGTAGAAGGGTTAAATAGAATGTTACCGTCTAACTTCTGCTCAAAGAATCCAGGTGTACCTAAGTTACTCAAGCTTCTATCAGCTTTTATTCTACTTATCTGTCTGTTAATCTCAGCTTTAGGGTAAATGTTAGTACCCATTTTTAACATAGCCTCAGATGGTTTGAGAGGATTCTCACAAATCATTTTATCTACTATATTAATATCTTTAGTATTTCTTCTAAGGTGTTCACGCTCTGCAATAATTGCTACTTCAGCTTCTCTATGATACGATACTCCTTGAGGATTAATAAATCCTTCCTTAGAAAAAGAATCAGGTAAAAAGTAACCAATAGATTGATTGCTTCCCTCATCATACATATTATCATAAGCTAAAAATCCATAAGTATCTGGGTCATAAAACATTTCTTCAAAATCCACCATACCTCCAGAGAAATCTCCTCCAGTTCCGTACACATAAATCTGTCCTGATACTGATGTACCTGATTCTACTGTAGGACGAGTTACTGTATAAGCAGCTTTAAGATTTGACATAGAACCTGCTTCTTCAAACAGAATTATTCTAGCGTCTTTACCCCTTGCTACATCAGGATTATTTAAAGTAGAGTATTGCATTATCCTACTCATTGATCCGCCTGGTAATTTTCTACCGTCTGCAGTTATCTCTTCGTAAGATGCCTGCACCATTTCTCTTGGCTTATTAATATGTTGTCTTTGTCTAGCAAATCCAGTAAATCTATTTATAAAATCTAGATAACTCACAGCCATTCTCATTGTTTCCTCAGAATACTTTTTATCTTCTGCAAGAATCAGTGAATTAGCCATAGATTTACTAAATGAATAAGTATGCGCGCACTTAGCGGCATTTTTATAAGAATACCCTCTTCTTCTGGGTTTAAGAACTATCATATGTAGTCCAATATCTTCAGCACGTTTACATTCTGTAAAATAAAACCAGTCTGAATCCCAGAAATCAGGAAATGTTACAGCAGTATCTACTCTTTGTTTTTTAGATGTAAGTTCTTCTATAGTTGCAGCCTTGTTAGATAGCTTTAAAGATATCTGGCAAAAGTTTAAGTAAAAGTAATGCTCACCTGTAATCTTTATACCTCCTACAGAATAGCCTTCTTTGCAATAAAATGCTTGAAGGTTCCAATAATTCTTCCATTCCATAGAACCTTTAGGAGCATCTATGTAAAATCCTTTACCCGGCCCAAACTTTTTTTCATTATTTAGAAACGTAATTGCCTCTCTTCTAAAGTCTTCTGTATTTATGTGGGATGTATTTAATTCAAACATAATTAACTCCTTTCAAATTCATTAATCTCAGCACTACCTCTGTACTTAGATGCTTTAGCTTGTTTTTCTTTTAGAATTTTCTCATCTAACTTCTCATATTGATCAATAGACTTAGGAATTTCATTAGCTACTTTAAGTAAAGCCTGTAGGTCATTAAGCATTAGCTCTACACCAGATACAATCTGGCCTTTTTTGTTATTTATACCAGATTTATGTTTCTCGTCAGTAAGGTCTTGCTCGATTTGGTTAATAAGCGCGTCTACAATCTTGTTAGATTTGTGTAAAGCGTTAATAATTGTGTTAAGTGCTTGTGAAGATGGAGTTTGATTTAAATCTTTAAATCTTTCTACCCCGGCTTTAACCTCTTCATCCGGTTGCCAGGTGTGATCTTCAAATAAATCGTTAGCTAATTGTATATGTCTATCAAAAAGTGTATAACTAGCATAAGGCCCCTCAGTAGAAGCCATGTGAAACACATATGCTAACTCTTTTTTAGCCATTAATTTTTGTCTACCATCGTGATCTTCTTTACATTTCTTAGTTCTCTTTACAATATTCTTGAACTCAGGTATTAGCAACGTTTCTGGTAGTATCTCAATCTTTAAATCTTCTGTTACTTTAAGTAATCTCATCTCTTTGTTGTTTCGTATTGGTGGTATAAGCCTCCTATTAAATCTACTAGTTGTTCATTTAACCATAAATCTTCATGTCCTGTATAATATAATATACAATGTATCAATTCGTGATGAAAAGTATGTTCAATAACGGAGGGCTTATATTTTCTCCATGTCTTCTCTGTTTTATATTTTGTTGCTAGCATAATAGTATTATCCCAAGGAATAAAACGCCCAATGCACTCATTCTCTTGGCAATAGCTATTATCTATCTTTACTGTGATAGTATGTCCTAATAAATTAAATTGTTGCGGCAGCATGTATTGCTTCAATCAATTTATCTACTGGTAGATTTACTATTAGATTCCTTGCATCATAGAATTCTACTACAGAATGCTCTGGGTTCTTCTTTCTAGCCGTAAAGCAAAATACTTCTTGGGCTAAGATAGCAGAATTAAACCACATATCTTGCCAATGATATTCTTCTTCTACTTGAGCTTCTATATTTAGCTCTTGTAATAAATCATTATACGCAGAACTTTTACCGTTCTCGTCTTCTACCTTACATAAAATTTCTAGTTTTATTAAATCCATTTTATTAAATTTTCTTTAGTTCTTATAAGTTTATTAAATGTTGAAAATGCTATTTGGTACCATTTGCCACAGTCTAAGCAAGTTAGTCTATAAAACTTAGTGCCAGCAGCGGTAACTCGTATTCCTCTTTTTGAAACATTTTCTGATTCGCATTCTGGGCAACTTGCTTTATCACCACCTCCATGTACACCAATATGAGTCTTGTGATTAGTATACTCTTTCATTCTTTGGTATACTTTTTCTTGTAGTACCACATCCTTTTTACAATATGTAACCATTTTCTTCATGGCTCTTACATCGTTATCTAACACAATACTTTTCCATAAAGCAAAGCCAGTATGTAATTTATGCCCTCCTCCTAAAAAACTAGATATGTAATCTAGTTTATTAGAGTTAAACCTAAAATAT